ATACAGCAAGCAAGAATATCGCAACAAAAATTGGTGGAGGATTAAAGACCGTTGGTGATAAAATGGCGAAAGTTGGCAAATTTGCTACAGCAAGTATAACGACTCCAATTGTTACAGCTGTAACGGCAAGTGTTAAGCAGTTTGCTAATTTGGAGCAATCAATTGGCGGTGTTGAAACACTTTTTAAGAGTTCGGCGCAAACTGTCATTTCCAATGCAGAAACTGCATATAAGAGAGCTGGTGTAGACGCCAATAATTATATGGAGCAAGTAACAAGTTTCTCTGCTACATTATTGCAAGGTTTAGGTGGCGACACACAAAAGGCTGCAGACTATGCAGACAAAGCAATAGTTGATATGTCTGATAATGCAAATAAAATGGGCACAAATATTAGCTTGATTCAAAATGCATATCAGGGATTTGCTAAAGACAACTATACAATGCTTGATAATCTTAAGCTTGGTTATGGTGGCACAGCTGGAGAAATGGCACGACTCGTAAATGAATCTGGTGTGTTGAATGGTAAATTTAAAGCTACAGCTGAAAATGTAAAGGATATTCCATTTGATATATTGATTGAAGCCATTCATGTAACTCAAGAGAATCTTGGAATTACAGGTACTACAGCCAAAGAAGCTGCCGAAACAATTTCCGGTTCATTTCAGATGGCTAAGTCTTCTGTACTTAACTTCCTGCAGCAGCTTGGAAATCCTGGTGCTGATATGGATAAGTTTGCAGATGAGATGATTAAGTCTATTGGTGTATTTGTCCAGAATGTTAAGCGAGCATTACTTACGATTTGGGACAACTTGCCAATATCGCCGCTACAGAAGAAATTACTTGCTGCAGCTGCCGCATTTGGCCCAGTTATGTTCGCTGTAGGTAAAGTTACTTCCGGTGTTGATAATATGATTACCACATTTGGTAAGATTCCTGGTGCAATTTCTAAAGTTAAGAGTGCATTTACTAAAGTTAGTATTGCTATGAGCGGAATCTCTGCTCCGGTTGTAGTTATGGTTGCTGTTCTAATTGCTGCACTTGTAAGTTTGTGGAAGAATAATGAAGAGTTTAGAAACAAGATTATGGCAATTTGGAACGGAATCACTTCGTTCTTCTCGAATGTGATAAGTTCTATTAAGATGGCAGTGTCCAATTTTATTACGACTATCATAAACTTTTTTGCTCAGCTTCCTACGAACATTGCAAACTTTATCACGAATGCATATAACTCAGTCGTGACATGGGCAAGCAATATGGTTGCTAAGGCAAGGGAAATGGGACAAAACTTCCTGAACGCAGTCGTAAGTTTCTTTACTCAGCTTCCTACGAACATTGCAAACTTTATCACGAATGCATATAACTCAGTCGTGACATGGGCAAGCAATATGGTTGCTAAGGCAAGGGAAATGGGACAAAACTTCCTGAACGCAGTCGTAAGTTTCTTCACGAATTTGCCATATAAGGTCGGCTACTTCATTGGTAATACTTTGGCCAACATCGTAATTTGGGCTGGCAATATGGTAACCAAGGCTAGAGAAATGGGAACGAATTTTCTCAATACTGTGGTATCGTTCTTTACTCAGCTCCCTGGAAAGATACTTCAATTTATTACCAGCGCATTCAATAATGTTCAGACCTGGGCGACCAACATGGTAAATAAAGCTCGAGAGATGGGAACGAACTTCATAAACAATGTTGTAAGTTTCTTTACTCAGCTTCCTGGCAAAGTATTGCAGTTTATTACAAGTGCATATCAAAATGTGCAACAATGGGCCACTAACATGGTGAACAAAGCGAAAGAAATGGGAACCAATTTCCTAAACGCAGTTGTAAGTTTCTTCACTCAACTACCTGGGAAAGTACTTCAATTTATTACAAGCGCCCTGGATAACGTTAAAACATGGGCCACAAATATGGCTACCCAAGCAAGGGAAATGGGAACGAACTTCATCAACAATGTGGTAAGTTTCTTAGCTCAATTGCCTGGTAAAGTTAAGCAATTCCTTGATAGTACTATAAATAATTGTAAGACCTGGGTTACTCAAATGGGTCGAAAAGGTAAAGAAGCCATTGAATCACTTATTAGTAATGTTGTCGAAGCAGCAAAATCAATTCCAGCTAAGATGGCTGAAATCGGTAAGAACATGGTCAAAGGCGTTTGGAATGGTATCAAAAACGCAGCAGGTTGGTTTATTGACCATGTTAAGAGTTTCTTCTCTGGTATTGTTGATGGTGTAAAGGATGCTCTCGGTATCGGTTCACCGTCTAAGGTATTCAGAGATGAGGTTGGTCGTTGGTTGCCACCCGGTGTTGTTAAAGGTTTTGAAGCCGCAATGCCTTCGGCTATGAAAGCAATTCAGAAAGACCTGAATAAGGGAATCGATGGTATTGACACTGATGATATTTCTGTTGGTGCTGGTATTACGGTATCTGGATTTGCCGATAAGCTTAAGTCGATTTACAATGAGGTTGCACTTTGGTTTGAGTCCATTGAAAGCAGAATCGGAAACTCTGTTGACAGTATGATGCAGTCGCTTGATATGCTCGTTAGAGCTGGTCATGTAATTGTTAACTCTGATGGTACTCTTGGATATATTGGCTATAATGGATTTACTAAGACTGGTAGTTCTGAGGGTTATGTTGATAGGACTAATCCGAAAGATAATAATAACAGTGGAAAAGGTGATACATTCATATTCAATAGTCCTAAGGCTATCGATGAGATTGAAGCTGCTAAGCAGATGAAGAAGACAAAGCAAGATATGGCAGAAGGATTCTAAGAAAGGAGTGGTGAGTGTGGTCGAAGGAATCAAACTCCAGAACGTAGAGACCAGAGCGATTCTTACGCTTGATATGGTATCTACACCTGATTACATACTTAATTCAGTGGATTGGGGTGCCGTAGAAAGCACCCACCACTCCTATAAGTATGTAAATCAGATTGGTGTATACGTGACTGGCACAAGTTTGGAAACAAGGTCAGTCACTATTCAAGGTTGGGTTATTGCAGACACTGAAGCTGTAATGACTAAACGTAAGCAAATACTAAATAGATTCTTCAATCCTCAGCAAGCTGTTGATTTGTTTTACAAAGGCTATGTGCTTAGGTTCTTACCGAACACATCTGTACGATACTCAGCTACTATTGCAGAGAATAATGAAGTGATTTGTAAGTTCAAGATTGAAGGGTATTGCCCTGACCCATTGTTCAGTGAACGGGTCGAAAATAAGGTTATAGCAGCGAGCACAATTCCTATGTTTCATTTTCCTTTGATTATTTCAAAGAATCCGTCACCTCCTGGTGGTGTGATTTTTGGATTAAGACAGCCAAGCTTGACTGTTGCAATCAATAACTCAGGTGCTGTTGACGTTGGTATGAAAATCGTATTCAAAGCTAATGGTACTTTATATGGTCCAAGCTTAATCAATGCTGACACACAAAAATACTTCAAGGTAAACAAAACGATGCAAGCCGGCGAGGAAATCATAATTAATACAATCGTTGGTCAAAAGAAGATTCAGGGAACATTAAATGGCATAACATCAAACTACTTTAAGTATCGTGACCTTGATAGTGAATGGCTTCAACTTAAAGTCGGCGATAATCTTTTCAGATATGATGCTGACGAGAATATCGAAAATCTTGAGGTGTATATTTACTTCAATAATAAGTATTTGGAGGTGCAAGAATGCTATTAGAAAAACAAATTCAGATACTTGTATTTAAAGTGGATGATACTACATTTGAGAATATTGGTGAAGTTAACCAGTATAACAGCTTAATCTGGCCAGATAAGTTTAACGGTTACGCAAGCTTTGAACTTTGGGCGCCAATTACTGATGAAAATTCTGAGTATTTTAAGAAAGGAAACATTCTTTGGTGTGGTGGTGATAATGCAGCAGTTATTGAGATTGTAAAGTCGACTATTGATGACAAAGGAACAAAAACATTCAATGTCAAAGGCAGAACGCTCGAAATGATTTTGACGACTCGTATTATTTGGGGTACATATAATGCTTCGAATAAATATACATCAACTGTTATGTATGAAATTGTGAATCAGAATTGTGTGAATCCCACGAATGTTAGCAGAAAGATTCCTTATTTAGAGTGTGCAGAGGACAAGCAACTTGGCGGCAAGATGTCAATTCAGAAGACCGGTGGAGAAGCTTATGATGCGTTAACTACAATTGCAAGTAGTAAAGACCTTGGTTTTAATATGTTATTCAGACCAAAGGAAAAGAAATTTATTTTTGAAGTTGTTGCTGGAGTCGATAGGACAATTGAACAAAGTGAAGTTGACCCTGTTGAGTTTAGTACGGACCTTGAAGATATTCTTTCAAGTTCTTATTACACGAACAATCAGGATGAAAAATCTATAGCGCTAGTAATGGGTGAGGAAGAAGGAGCTTCAAGAAAATCAAAAATATCTGGAGATAATACAGCTAAAGGTTTTAGTAGGAGAGAACTTTATGTTGATGCGAGAGATATTCAGTCTGAGTCTGTAAATGAAGATGGCACTACAACCACTCTTACACCTGAAGAGTATGATGCTGCTCTTGTAAATCGAGGGGATGATAAACTCACAGAATGTAAAACGACTGAAACATTTGAAGCACAGATTCGTGTTTTTGGTGATGTTCAATATGAGTTTGGTAAAGATTATCAAAAAGGTGATAAGGTAACAGTGCGAGATAAGCAGCTTGGTGTTGTGGTGTCTGCAAGAATTACTGAAGTGGAAGAGGACTTCGATGATGAGTATGCATTAGTTCTTACATTTGGGTATTCATATCCAACAATAATGCAGAAAGTGAAGCAACAAATTTCGTAAGGAGGTGTGTTAAGTGGAAAGATGTGGATTCTTTGATGCCAATCTTGTTGGGGAGGAATATGATAGAGTTTATCTCGCAAGTCAATTCGCTGCATATTTTGCAAGCTTTATTGGGAATGGTGTTTTTGCTGAGCATTCTAATCAGCTTCAGGTTATGGAAATGGCAACGCCTCAAATGCAAATAGGCGTTGAAAGAGGACAAGCTTGGATAAATGGATATTGGTATGAAAATACTGATATACTTTATTTGCCAATTGACGTTGCAGATGGTGTTTTGAATAGAATCGATTCAGTTGTTCTTCGTCTTGGATTTTCTGAGAGAAATATGTGGCTGGCTGTGAAAAAAGGAACTCCCGCTATAAACCCTATAGCTCCAGAGGTTACACGTACTGCTGACTACTATGAGCTTCAACTTGCTACAATTAGTATTCCTGCCGGTTCAATCAAAATTACTCAAGCTCAGATTACTGATACTCGAATGAATCAGGATGTTTGTGGTTGGGTAACCGGCGTTGTTAAGCAGCTTGATACGACTACGTTGTTCAATCAGTTTGAATCATATTTCGATGAATTTAAGCAATTCTATGAAAATGATTATGCTAATTGGACGGCAGAACAAAAGCAAGCATATATCACATGGATTACTTTGCAGGAAACTGATTACACAAATTGGACAACCGAGCAAAAGGCAATCTATAATGAGTGGTATGCTTCACACATTGATTTGTGGCAAAATGAGTTTACTACATGGTTTGAGAACATTAAAGGCCAGCTTAGTGAAGATGCGGCAGGTAAGATTCAAATAGAGATTGATGAGCATGAAGCTCGTCTTGATAATCTCGAGAAAATGATTATCTCTGGTAAAGCATTCGCTCCTGCTGAAATTTCTTCTGGTGAACTGCTTGCTACTTCTGATAATGAGGTCATTATATTTGAATGGCCTATTGGTTGTCAGTGTTAAGATGAACAATCTATCAAAATAAATACAAGGAGGAAAATATAATGAGTGTACTTTCTGTACAAACTAAAAAGATTCCTGAGCTGCAAGCAACCACAGGTCTTGTCGGAAACGACATGATTATTGTTGAGCTTGCAGATGGTGGCACAAGGAAGATGACGTATGGTGATTTTATCACCGCAATCAAAGCTTCTTTGGAATATCCCGATGAAGCAGTGCTTAGTATGGCTGACGTTGTTGATGCTCAGACAAATGATGGAACTAAAATTCCTACAGCAAAACTTGTGTATGATATGCATCAGATTGATGTTGTAATGCGCAGAGAAATGGATTGTCTGAATGGCATCAGGGAAAAAGGTAACCTTATTGATATTGATACATTGATGGGTTACGTAAGAGCCAAAGAACATCATAAGTATGCAATTGGTGATTATTTCGAAGATAATGGCGTTCAGTGGGCTGTTGTTGCTCGTAACTGGTACCCTGCTTGGGCATTTGGTAACGGTGTTTCAAGACCTGAGCATATTGTATGTATGCCTGTTGATTTTCTTGCAACATCTTACCAGTTCAATACATCGAACACTAATGCTGGTGGTTATGCAGGTAGCTTAATGCCCGCTAACATGGAGACTGAGTTTGGTAAGCTTGGTTCTAAAGTTAAAGCTTATTGTAAGCAGACTCGTATTTACGAGAATAACAAAGGTGCTTGGGCTGCAACAATGAGAAGCATGAGACTTCCTACTATCGTTGAGGTAACCGGAAATCAGGGTTGGGCAAATGAAGGATTCTCTGGCGGTGTATGTAGTCAGTTGCCTTTGTGTCAGAACTCTCTTTTCAGGATTCGTTCTACATGGTATTGGTGTTTAGACCCTTCTTCTTCAGACACCGCGACCTTTTGCCGTGTCAACAGCGACGGCTATAGCAGCTACAACAACGCCTCCTCCTCTGGGCGGGTTCGCCCGATAATCGTTTTTGCTTAATCATCAATCGTGGCGGCGAAAGCCGACACATAATGATTTGAAGGAGGAACTAACGTGAGCGTACCAAAATGGAGAAGGTCTGGTTCTAAGTTGGATGCATTTTATGAAGCTGTTAAGTTACGACATATTGTGACTCAGATGATAATGCGTTCATACGGAATGAAGACAAAGCACAAAAGCTTAATTCCCGATAGATTTAGGGATGAATATCCTGACCTTGTTAAACTATTTGAGAAAATTGATAAGTATCAAACTAAGGTTGAGGAAACTAAAGTACTTAGTAAGTATGATGACTGGATAGTTTCACGAACGAGGAATAATCTTTTTAAGTATACATCAAATTTGGTTGCTCATATTTCTGCAGCCAATGAGATTAAGTGTACACTTGATTTTGAGTTTAAGAAGAGAATTTCGCTTGAGGATGAAGCTATAAGTGATGTTGCCAATATTAGGCAAGAAGTTCAGCTTGTTGAAGGAATGTATGCAGACCTTGGAATCGAGATGAATGTAAATAAGACAAAGATATGTCGAATTGATAAAGGCTTCAAATTTTTGAAAGCAAAGGTTCATCTCACAGAAACTGGTAAAATAATCATGAGACCCGACCATGCGAGTATTGTTCGTGAAAGACGAAAACTCAAAAAGTTGAAAGAGAAGCTTGATGCTGGCGAAATTCAATATAATGAGATTCTTCAACAGTATAAATCATGGAGAGGTTACATGGAGCAATTTAATTCATACAAAACGTTGAAAAGTATGGATGAGTTATTTGATGATTTGTTCATAAAACAATGGAGGTGTCAAGAAAATGTCGAACGAAAACAACGTAATGACTATGAGTACAGAGTCAAGTTTGGTGAAAAGCAGTATCCTGCTTGCAGACGGCACGGTTTTGAACTTGAATCTGAATGGGGCTGAGTATGAGTCTGAAACTCCGATTGCTGATGAAGTTCTTTCTGAAGAGAATCTTTCTAACGTAACAATCGATGACGTAAACAAAGGTAAGATGAAGCTCAATTCTAAATATTCTTATAATGGTGGTACTCGTTTCAGCTTGAGAGAATTGACCAAGGATGAGAAAACAATCGAAAGATTGAATGCCGAACTTACTCAGACTCAGGCTGGTCTTGCTGAAGTGTACGAGCTGCTTTTGTCAACTCAGTAAGGAGGTAGAATGCAATGGCTTACGTATATGCTGACTTAATCAGAAAAGGGACTATCAATCCTAAGACTGGAAAGCCTTATACGATTGATGATGTTCCTTCAGTAATTAGAGCCGATGTTGAAAAGATTCTGACTCAGGATGCGTAATGAAAATGCTGTGTAGAATCAAGCTTTTCATATTAAGAATACTTTTAAGAAAGGAGGAACAGACAATGGCAGAAGTTTATGCTACTCTTATTATTAAGGGTGTCA